GGGCTGGAAGTCGGCGGCGAGAGTTACGGCACCGTCGAAACCAACGGCGGCGGGCTGCACATCGTCGGCAAGTCCACAGGTTCGAAGATGGCATTCGGCCTGATGATCAGTTCGGACCCGGTCTCGGACGGCACGCCCGGTGCTATCGCGGGCGCCTTCCGCACGCACCTGCTGATGCGAACGGCGAACGCACCGGGCGACAACTACATCTGGGTAGGCCCGACCGTCCCCAACATCAACATCCCAACAGGCACTCCGCTTTACCAGATGGATGCGACGGGCAAGGTCGGCATCGGAGCCGTCGCGGACAGCACGGCGCTGCTGAACATCGGCGGACGCGCCAAGGTTGGGAACGGAACCGAGGCTGGTGATGCGGTCAACAAGGGGCAACTGGACGGGTCAGCAGCCCGCTACGCCCCCACGGGGGCCTTGGCAACCACGATGGACCGGAGGGTCGTTTCAGGGTCCAGCATCACCGCACTGACCTCTGGCACCATGCGACTCTCGGCCGTATGGCTTCCCAAGGGCGCCGTCGTCTCGTCCATCACGTACCTGTCAGGCGCGGTCCCGGTAGGCCTGACCAATCGCTGGTTCGCGCTGCTGGACGGCTCCCGGAACCTGCTCAGGACAACGGCGGACAACACGGCGGCATGGTCAGCCGGCGCCACGCTCACGCTGAACCTGTCCAGCACCTACACGGTCCCCGCGGACGGGCTCTACTACCTCGGATTCTGTGAAGTCGCCACTACCGTAACGGCGCTCCGTGGACTGGCCTCATCATCCAACTCCGCAACCATCGCCCCCGTCCTGAACGGCGACGGCGCGGCAAGCCTCACTAACGCAGCATCGACCCCGGCAACATCCCCCGCAATCACGGCGCAAGGCGGCATCCCGTTCGCCTACGCCTCCTAATCGAAGGAACCAGTCATGGAACCCACGACAGAACAAATCGTCAAGGGCATCACCCTATTCCTCCACCGCGTGACCCTCGAAGGCTCCGAAGTGTCATCGTTCAATGTCCTCACTCATTGGCTGGACGGGGCTGCTGAACGAGAGTCCACGGCCAGCAATCTCTCGGAGAAGGTTGTCGGCCTGATGAAGGAAAACAACGACCTCCTGGACTACGTGAAGTCGCTGGAAGCCGACAAGGCCCGCCTAGTCGAGGCTCAGGCCGCACCCGCAGAGTGAACCACTCAGTGTGGCCCCGGACTTGAGCTCCGGGGCCACACAAACCCCCACACAGTCACGCCTATCTAGGAGGCCCGCCCGCATGGGTACCAAACACCTTACGCCCACGGATGCCCCCTGATGGAACAGATCCCCGGATTCCTCGGAGTGGGCTCCCCCATCGCCACGGCGCTGGCCATGTTCTATCTGGTCTTCACCGGCCGGCTGATCCCTCGGGCGTCCCACGACGCCGTCGTCCGCGTGCTTCAGGAGCGGAACGCCGAAGTGGTCCTCGATCGGGGCAACTGGCAGTCCGCGGCCGGGCTCGCGAACCAGACGAACGCTGACCTTGCCAAGACTAATACCAAGCTTCTGGAGACGGCGGCCTTCTCTACGCATGTCATGTCAGCCCTCCAGGAGAACGCCACTGGAGGCCACCATGTTCTTCCGTAAACGGATCGCACGACGCCTAGAGGTTCCCGAACTGCCGACCGTGGATCATTCGCTGGCCAGCGCCGCGATAGACCGCGCCGTCGCGGATCACCGGGCCGCACAGTCCCAGGCGGCCGAGGCGGCGCAGGTCGTCACGGAACTGAAGCGGGTTAACGTCCGGAACGGGTTCGCCCCGGCCATCCGGAAATCATTCGACAGGACTTTAGGAGAGGCCACATGAACGCCAACTACATCGGGTACGCCGCGGCGATCATCTGGATCACCCTCCCCCTGGTTTACATGGCGACGGCGCCGGGATGGCGGAAGTCCATGGAGGGCCGGGCCCTGATGTGGCTGCTCGGGTCCACGGCGGGGCTGTTCCTACTCCTCCTGACCGGCGGCATCTTCGGCGACTACCCGTGCAAGGAATGGGTCCGGGCGGGCGTGTTCGCGACCGTCCTCTACGCCGGCATCCGCCTGTCCGTCCTGTTCGTGAAGCTCCGGATCGAAGTCGAACGCCGCATCCGCAGGGGCGATCAGCCATGAGCTACAAGCAGGCAGTCGCCCCGAACCCCAACATCCCCTGCAAGCCCGGCTGGTGTCTCCAGTACGTCCGGCAGGCCTTCGGGCAGCCCGCCGTCTACCCGACCGCGACCGCCGCGTGGGAAGCCTCGAAGACCCAGCACCGGGACCGCAACTTCCCGGCCGGCGTCTGGGTACCCGTCTGGTACGGGCTGGACAAGGAACCCGCCGGGCATGTGGTCCTCCGCGCCCCGAACGGCAATGTCTACTCCACCTCGGACCTGAGCAACACCCCACACCTTCACCCGGACCTCGCCGACCTCGAACGGTATTACGCCTATTACGGCATGAAACTGACCTACCGCGGCTGGACCGAGGACGTCCAGGGCATCCCCGTAATCACAGACTTCGGACTCGCCGCACAAGGCGACATCAAAACAGGAGGGCTCACCGTGGCCGACATCGACAGCATCACCAAGCAGCTTGCCGACATCCAGGCCAAGCTCGCCGACATCAACACCGACGCTGGCAAGGTCACTATCCGTGACTTCATCGCGCTCGGCACCCGGGCCGCGCAGGCGGCCAAGGACAACACCGGCCCGATCAACGTGTCCGGCGACGGGCAGGAGAGCCTGCGGGACTTCATCGCCAAGGGCACCCGCGCCGCCCAGGCGTCCGCCGCGAAGCTGGCCGGGCTGGAAGCAGCGCTCAAGGCAGTCGTCGCCGCAGCGGGCTCCCCCGTGGATCTCGCCGCCGTGACCGCCGCCGCGGAGGTCGGCGCATCTAAGGCGCTCTCCAACCTGACCGGCACCACCACCTTCGAGAAGGCAGGCAAGTAATGGCCGACCACGCCGCAACCCGACCAGCAACCTTCACCGCCGTGCAGCGCGCCGTCCGCACATGGTGGCAGGCCGTCTCTGGCGTCATTGCCGTCTCGGTGGGTACCGCCCTAGTGGAACTCCTGCGGGGCGCTGACGTGCTCACGTGGGACTTCTGGGTGTCCGTACTCCGCATGGCCCTCGTTGCCGTCATCGCCGCGACCGCTGCCTACTGGCAGAAGACCAAGGCCGCGCCTGACAAAGCCTGACCTCAACGCCCCGTCCTCCACCCCGGAGGGCGGGGCGTTTCGTCGTCTCTCGGGAGGATTCAGGGAGCCTTGCCTACTGCAGGGCACGGCGGCGGACTGTAAGTTGAGGGAAACTGTGGGACCGGACCGATCCAAACCGACGGAAAGCGGACACGCCCCCAGGCAATGAAAAACCCCGCCGTTCCGGGCGACTCGCCGAGAACAACGGGGTGATCCAATATGTAGCGGTGGGGAGGCTCGATCTCCCGACCTCACGATTATGAGTCGTGCGGAAACCCCTAGAATCCGCGGATTTTTCGGCTTCAGGGAGGATTCAGTCAGGTTCGGGTTTTTGGGCCTTGGCACGTTCGGCCGCCAGGAGGTCATCCACCCGGCCGACGACGTCGTCCAGCTCGTCGTCCCAGAGGTGCCCGTAAACGTCAAGGGTCATGGCCGCGGAGGCGTGCCCGACCATCCGCTGGATCGTCTTCACGTTCGCCCCGGCATGGATGGCCCACGAGACACCCGTGTGCCGTAGCTCGTGTGTGTCGAAGTCCGGGATGCCCGTCACGGCCCGGACCTTGTTCCATATCGGCCGCCACTTGTGCCGGGTGAAGGCGTTCCCGTCCGGGTCCGGCATGAGGTAGGCGCCCCTGGGCTTGCCTTTCGCGGCGTCCTTGAGCCGGGCGAGCAGTTCCCCGGAGACGGGGACGTCGCGGTGTTCTCCGGACTTTGTCTCCCCGTCCGTTCCGTCGCCGTCGATCGCCGATTCGATCCGGACCCGGCGCCGGCGGACGTCCAGATCCGATACCCGCACGGTCGCGACCTCGCCCCGCCGCGCCCCAGTCCGGAGCATGAACAACACGGTCAGGTCGTGCGGCTTGACGGCCTCCAGTAGCGCGTCCGCTTGCGCCACGGTCAGGTAGCGGCGCGGTACGGTCCGTTTCTTCCGGCGCTTGACCCGGGCCATCGGGTTCGAGGTGATCGCGTTCGCCTCGACGGCGTGTTCCAGGATGGCTTTCATGACGCCCATCAGGTAGCCCTCATAGGCGGCGGACAGCGGCTTCCGGTGGACGGTGAGTAGGGACGGTATCCATTCCCGCAGCGCGGCGGCCGTGACGTCGGCGGCCCGCACATCCTCCCACCGCGGCCGGATGTGGTGGGCCCATGCGGCATCGTAGGCCTGCTGTGATCCGGCGCCGATCCGGTTCTTCGTCGAACGGTAGCCGGGCCAGATCTCCCCGATGGTCAGTTCGGCGGCCGGGTTCGCGGGGCCGTTGAGCGTCTTGTCCGCCAGGAACTTCGCCGCGGCATCCTTCACCACGAAGGACTGCTTCCGCTCCCGGCCATCCTCGGTCCAGACGGCCCGCCAGCGCCTGCCCTTCCCATAGTCGCCCGTACGGGTCCGATCCTTCCGAACCCAACGGTCTTCGAGGCGTGCCATGGCTAGCGGCTGAGGCCTGCGGCGGCGAAGTGGATTGACGCGGGCGACTTGGACGCCGGGTCCATGGCGACGGCCAGCGCGGTCCGGGCGAGGTCCGGGTAGGTCTGCAGGTCATCGCACATCTTGAGTTTCGCGAGGATGTCGGCGACGTGCCAGTCCGGGCGGTGCGCTGCGACGAGTCCCGCCAGTCCTTGCCAGTGGTGGTGTTCGAGAGGCCCCCCAAGGGTCCGTGTGTTGTTCATGTTGCGGCCTTGCTTCCCATATTTACCGCCACTTGTGTGGTGCGGTGAGGTAAGCGTAAGGCTTCCATCACATTCCCTAAACCGTCGGTGCTTTATGCACTTAGTTTCGTGCACTAACGATCCGCTAGGACTCGCCGTTTAATCTGACTTTATAGTTACGGAAACGATATGAAAGTTCGGCCAGGAGCTCTTCGTCGGTCAACTGTGACGCCCGGGTGGCGAGTGTGTCGTCCGCTACGCCGCCGCGCTCCGAACCGGCTCCGCGTTCCATGTCTGCGACCGTCAGCGCGGTCGGGTCGATCTCTTCCCGGTGCTCCCAGACTTCCTCGATGGAGCCTTTCCTCCAGTTGAGGGCCTGCTCAATGCGGCGTTGGGAGTTGGGGTGGAGTTCCCTCGTGCCCTTCTCGGCGGTGGTGATGGTTTTGACGTCGATCCCGGTGGCGATGGCGAACTGCCGGCGTGAGGGGTACTTGTCTTTGTGGGCTGCCGCGATGAGCTTGCCGAGTGCTTCGAGTGTTTCCTGTTCCTTCATGCCGCCATGGTCTAGGAATAGTTAGGGAATGTCCATTGGGAAACCTTTGGGAATCCTGCCCCTTTGGCGGGAAACTTGCCCTGTAATTACACCTTTGTGATATTGGTTTGACCTGCGGAAACACTCGTTTCGGGTCACATTCCACAACATGGGACTACCGGATTCCCTCAGATTCCTATATAGTGGTTTCATGCCTACACAGACAGAAACCACACGACCAGGACGCCGCCCACGCCACAACGACCAGGACTGGGAACGGACCGGGGAAACCCTCCGCCAGCTCCGACTCGACCGCGGCGTCACCCAATCCGAACTCGGGACCGCGATCGGGTTCCGCAACCAGGGTTCCATCGCCCAGATCGAGCAGGGGCTCCGGCCCCTCACGGACGGGAAGCTGATTCAGGCGGCCCGGTTCCTCGGGGTCGCGACGATCGCGATCCGCCGTCCCGCCCCCGGAGCCACGGAGAACGACCAGTGAGCGCCCGCGACGAACTGCAGAAGGTCATCTTCGGATACTTCGGCCCAAGCTATGCCATCAATGCCTACCGGACGCCTGAGCAGCAGGACCGGGAACTCGCTGACGCGATCGTCGCGGCCGGATACCGGAAGCCCCGCACGATCACCACCCGCGAAGAGCTCGACGCTTTGCCGTTCGAGGCAGTTATCCGCGACGGCGAAGGGCATGTCCTTGAGCGATGGGGAGGCCCGGGGGAAAGCATATGGGTGACCGTCATGGTCAACACCTTCATCCCTCACGGAGACATCGATCTCCCCGTGACGGTCCTCGATGAGGCCGACCGGTGAGCGACGACACCAGCCGGCGCCGGTCCACCCGCCGCACCACGATGACCCGCCCCATCGAACGCGGCATTATGGGCGGCCCCACCGCAGGGCAGAAGCTCCGCTACAACCCCCTCACCCCGGCCGAACTCGCCGACATCATCACCCAAGCCCGGACCCAACGCACCGAAGAAGACATCCGCGACTACGCAGAACGGAAAGCATCATGAGCACCGAAGTAGCTATGAAATGCCTGGACCCCCAGAAGCTGGACGACTGGGAGGCGGCCCGAGAAATTCAGGTAGGGCTCTACAACGCCTCGTGCGAGGCCTTCCGCGAGACCATCGGAGGCAGAAACCTCGTCGGTATCCGGTTCTACAGGGGCGGCTTCCAAGTCACCGGGTTCCAGATGGAGAGCTACCGCGAGGCGCTTCCGAAGGGGTGGCGGCAGGAGGGCGGCACCAACAACGCGGTACCAGCCAAACGCACCGCAGAGGGCAAGGCCATCGCCAAGGATATGCAAGAGCTCTACCTGCCGGACTGCAACCACCCGGGTGTCCCCAAGCACCTGCACTGCGAGGGCTTCTCGATCTTCCCCTCCGTTACCAAGATCGGAACTGACTGGTGGCTAACGATGAGCAAGCAGCCCTATGAGAAGGACATGGAGCAGTTCGACTCCGAGCTCTGGCGTCCGGCCAGACTGTCCGAGTTCTATGCAGCCAAGGAAGCCGCTGAGGTGACGGCATGAGGGCCGCGGTGCTGGATGACCTGGACTGGTCCGCGGACGCACACGACGCGCTCCTGAAGGTCGCGGCCGAGGGGAAACCCTTCGACGCGTACACACTCACCGAGAAAGCCGAACTCCGCGACCCGCCGCACCCGAACATGTGGGGGACGATCTTCCGCCAGGCGAACGACGCGGGCCTGATCCGGGCCGTCGGCTACCACCGCTCCCGCCGCCCGGGACGCTCCGGCGGCGCCTGCCGTGTCTGGCAGGCAGCGGCATGATCCCGGTCAAGTTCAGGGTCTGGCAGTGCCGGGACTGGTGCTGCACCTCCAAGCCCCACGGTGGCAAGTGGTGGAACGTGTCCATCGCGCCGGGCAACTACGACAGCGTCCCGAGTTGGTCCGCTGCCATGACGATGGTCCGCACCGGGAAGTTGCCGTGGTCGCTGTGATCCGGGTGTTCCAGTGCAAGGACGACTGCTGCCTCGTGCAGGTCCCGTCCAGACGCTTCTGGCTCGTCTCCGCCGGGACGGTCGGACTGCATACTGCGCCCTCATTCAAGGACGCATTCAAAATCGTCGATTCCTACCTGACAGAAGAGGTAACAGCATGAGCGGCAACGCGAAGGTCCGGGAGGTCGCCGACCATTTGTCCGTGCACCCGGAGACGGTCCGGATCATGACGCGGGAGGGCAAGTTCCCGGGCGCGTTCAAGCTGGGGACGAAGCCGGCCGCGCAGGTCCGCATCCCATGGCAGGACGTGTACGACTACGAGAAGACCCAGCCCCGGGTGTCAGCATGAGCGCCCGGATCGAAGGGCGGACGGCTTACGTCGCGACCGTCGCCGAAGCCTTGGACGCATCCTTCCTAGATGGAGTCGATGACGTCGTGATCGAGGACAACGCCGAACGGCTCAAGATGGAGCGGCTTCTGAAAGGGTTTGGCCGGTGAATGAGCTCTTGCTCGCGGCGGTCCGCCAGGCGATCAACGACTCCGAGGCTGCCGCCGGCTCCCCCGATGACCTACTCACCCTGCAGGCCCGCGCCGCTGCGGAGGCGGTCGAACGCCTCGGCTATGTGGAGGCGCACGGCGTGGAGTACGCGGTGAAGCGCGGGGACGTGGTCCTGGAGTCAGGGTTCAACACGGAGGAGCAGGCGCGGCTCTGGGTGGAGCGGAGGCTGGGTGCCGTTGAGGTCCAGATCGTGCGCCGCTGGGTCGGTGTGTGGGAACCGGCGGAATAGACTCCCGCAACATTCCCGCGTGTTGTATTGGAATATGAGGGAATCTAAGGTAAGTTAGATCCATAAGCAAAAGAGGCCCGGAAGCGCGAACTCCCGGACCTCAAACCATCACTACCGATTGGAACCCGAAGTGACGATTACCCTGAACTCTACCCGAACCCCGTACCTGTTCGACAAGGACCTCGCCGCCCACATCGTGCTCGCCGAGATCAAACACTTCGCCGCCGAAGCCTCCATCCACGGCCCCTCCGAAGCCGAACTGCAGAGCCTCACCCGCCGCCTCGCCTGGATCATCGACAAAGACCTCCGCTGGACCGACACCGACCAGCTCGTCTCCTACGCCCGCGAACTGCGCACCATCGAAGCCGCCACCCACCCCGGCCTCCGGGTCAACGACGCCGGCACACTCGACAACACCGACCACGTCCGCGGCTCCCTCCTGATCACCCTGTTCTGGGAGATCAGCCTGATCCTCGGCACCGTCACGACCCGCTGGGAGGAATCATGAACGTCCTGATCCTCCTCCTCGGAACCATCACCGCCGCCGTGGCCATCCCCTGGGCCCGCCGCATGGACGCCGCCGAGGCCGAAGCCATCACCGCCGACGCCGCCGAAGACGAATGGCTCGGACTGTGACCGCCTGCTACTGCGGCCGGCTCTACCCGTGCGAGGACTGCGGCGGCGACGTCTGCAACTGCCAGTGCCGGACCGACGGCGCACCCCAAACCCAGGCCGAAGTAACGGCCGGATACGTGAACCCCACCCAAGCGCGGCTGAACGCGTGGACCCAGAAACTGGAGCTAACCCGATGAAAGTTTTCGAAGCCGTCACCGCCGTCATGGCCGAAGTGGGCGCCGTCGCCAAAGATGGAGTGAACCAGCACCAGAAGTTCCGCTTCCGCGGCATCGACGCCGTCGTGAACGCCATGTCCCCCGCCATGCGCAAGCACGGCCTGACCGTCTTCCCGTCCAAGGTCGAACACCGGCCGGGGACGATGCAGCTCTCCGGCGGCAAGACCGCCACCTCCCCCGTCGTCGTGGTGGATTACACGTTCGTCGGTCCGGAGGGTGACACGTTCACCTCCCAGGTTGTCGCGGAGGCGTTCGATCAGGGCGACAAGGCAACCGCGAAGGCCATGTCGGTCGCGCTCCGGACGTGCCTGCTCCAGACGTTCATGCTCCCCACAGATGACGCGGACCCGGACGAACACACCTACGAACGCCAGACCTACGCACCGGCCGCCCAGCGCCCGGCAGCGCCCGCCGGGGACGCCGGGGCCACGAGCCTCGGGCAGTACCGGCACGACCCGCCCAACTGGGCCGAATCCCTGGACAAGGCGAAGAACAATATCGACCTTCTCCGGGATCTCCTCTCCAAGGCGCAGGGCATGAACGCCCCCGCTGACGTACTCGAAACCATCACGGCCGCCGGCAAAGCCCTCGCCGCCCGAACGAACTAAGGGGACATCATGAGCATCAAGACCGATAACCAGCGGATCGCCCTCATCAAGGCCTACCACGACGCCCTCGGCGCGTTCCTGGCCGACGCCCGCGCCGAACACCTCGAACAGCTCCTGACCAAGTACGAGGAGGAGGGGACGAAGTCGTTCGCCATCACCCTCCCGGACGGGACGAAGATCGGACAGATCACCATCCCCGAGGGCAAGCCCGCGGATAAGACGGTGGACGAGGCGGCCCTGTTTGAATGGGCCGAACAGAACGAAGGGATCGACGTCGAGCACGTCCCGGCAGTTCCGGCCCGTGACGTGAAGCGGGTCCGGCCGTCCTGGCTGGCCGCGAAGATCAAGTCCGCGATCGAGGGCGACGACGGGGAACTCATCGACGTCGAAACGGGCGAAGCCATCCCCGGCGTGAAGCGCGTGGCGGGCAAGGGCCCCTCATCGTTTACCGTCACCTATTCCCCGGGCGGCCGGGAGAAGATCGCCACCGCATACGTCCGGGGCGAGTTGAACGACCTCGCCGCCGGGACCGTCCTCCCCCAGATCGAACCGGCCCGGCAGGAGGCCGCAGCGTGAGCACCATCACCGACGCCGAAGTGTTCCGGTTGGCTCAGTACGCATACGACAAGCTCTCCCCGCTGTACGAGAGGGCCCGCAATGTCGAACCGACAACGTCATTTCACATCTACTGCAACTTTTCCCACACCGAGGCATGGAACCACAACTCCAGCCATATCGACGTCTGCGCACACTGGGCTCGGAAGGGGATGCTGCACCAGGACCTCGGCCTCACGACCGAGGCCGAGGTTGACAAGGTGGCCGCTTCGCTCTCCCGGCGCATCGCCGGACTGAGGGCGAAGAAGTGAACACGCCCACGACGAACGACGTGATCCTGCAGCTCGCCCAGCTCGGTCGGGACTTGGACGCGAAGCAGGAGGAGATCCGCCGCCTCGACGAGGACGCCGTCCGCGCCCGGTCCCGGTACGAGGTGACGTTCGCCCGGCACTTCCTGAAGTCCGAGGGGAACCTCGACATCCGCAAGTACAATGCGGTCGAGGAGACGGCGGAACTGAAGCTGGACGCGGAGATCGCGGATCAGGTGTTGCGGGCGGCGCGGGAGTCCATCAAGGTCCTCCGCGACCGGCTGGACATCGGCCGGTCCCTGAACTCCGCGATCAAGTCCGAATGGCAGGCGCAGGGCGCCGGGCAGGGGATGGCAGCGTGAACGGCCGGCAATTCGCCCTCTACCTCGCGAGAGATCTCCATTGCCCGTGCGGATGTGTGGGCCGGGAGGACACGTTCGTCCCGCAGCACCGCATCAACCGCGGCATGGGCGGGTCCAAGCTCCTGGACCGGCCCTCGAACGTCATCGTCATGTGCTCTGAATGGAACGGGCTTATCGAGTCCTCCAGTCACCACGCCGTCCGGGCCCATAACTACGGCTGGAAACTCTCCCGCTGGGACTCCCCGGAAGACAGGCCGTTCTAGGACATCGCGACCGGCACCTGGAACCTGATTGACAACACCTACAACCGCGTAATCACAACGAAAGCAGCGTAAACAACATGGCAGGCGAAACAACCATCACGGTCATCGGCAACCTCACGAACGACCCGGAGCTCCGCTTCACCCCGTCCGGGTCCGCCGTGGCGAACTTCACGATCGCGTCCACTCCCCGCACGTTCGATCGCCAGTCCAACGAGTGGAAGGACGGGGAGACACTGTTCCTCCGGGCCAGCGTGTGGCGGGAAGCGGCGGAGAACGTCGCCGAGTCCCTGACGAAGGGGATGCGCGTCATCGTCGATGGCCGGCTGAAGTCCCGCTCCTATGAGACGAAGGAAGGCGAGAAGCGGACCGTGATCGAGCTGGAGGTCGACGAGATCGGGACCAGCCTGAAGTACGCGAATGCGAAGGTGAACCGGACGCAGCGCTCCGGCAACGGCGGCGGCCAGGCATCCGGCGGCGACTGGGGCGGCAACGCTGCGGCCACGGCCGGCTCGAATGATTGGGGCAACGGCGGAAGCTCCGAGGCTCCGTTCTGACCTAACTCCGCACCACCTAGGACCCGTTCGGCCACGCGCCGGGCGGGTCCTTTTGCATGTCATCAACCCAAGTAGGAAAGTACGGGAAAGCAAGTAAATTACCGGCGTGTCACTAGGTAGTTTTGGGGGAATCTGAGGGAAAAGTCGGGTAGACTGTACTTGTACGAAAACAAAGAAAGACCCGCCGGTGTCCTACCACCTGACGGGCCCAACCATTACTAAGGGGAATGGTTCTAAGTGAACAATAACCGCAATTCCTTCGCGCCCGCAATAGTGCCGGCCGATGATTCGCTCACCATCCTGCGTGATGTGTCTCACGTCTACGAAACGTTGACGGACCTCCGCAAACGCGCCGCCCAGGTAGCGCACGACGACGGCGCCACCTACCAGCAGCTCGGGGACGCCCTCGGCATCACCCGATCCGGCGCCTACAACTACCTCCACCGGGACGCAGCATGAGCGCCCGGAGCGATGCCGAAGTGCTCGCCCTCGTCCGCGAAATCGTAGAAGAGTATGACGCAAAAGCCAACGCAAACATCCCGACATACGTGCTGGTTGACGCGCTGGGAGGAAAAGCATGAAGGCCGTGATCAGACTCCGTGACCTGATGATCCCGAAGAACGCCCGGATCGTCATTAGCCTCTGCGACCTGACTGGCAACGCCGTGAAACCTTGGGTGGAGGCCGGCTACCACGCGTTCCTCGTGGACCCGCAGCACATCACTACCCGCACCGAGGGGAACGTTACCAAGTTCGCCGGGACCATCGCCGACGCGATGCCGGTCATCGGTGAACTCATCCGCACCGGTAACGTCGTGTTCGTCATGGGCTGGCCGCCGTGCACCGACCTCGCCGTCTCCGGCGCCCGCTGGTTCCAGCGCAAAATGCACGACCCGACCTTCAGCGAGTACCGCGGCCCGAACATGTGGATCGACGCGATGCGGATCGTAGAACAGTGCCGTGTCGTCGGCGAGCTCTCCGGCGCCCCGTACTTTGTGGAGAACCCGAAGACGCGGATCTCGACCCTCTGGCGGAAGCCGGATCACAAGTTCGACCCGTGGCACTTCACCGCGTGGGAACCGAAGGACAACTACACCAAGGACACCTGGCTGCGGACAAACGCCGCGTTCATCATGCCCCAGCCGGCAGTGGACATGACCCTCGGCGCACCTGATAAAGAGTTCATTCACCACGCGTCTCCGACGAAGGTCAAGGGCGAGCGAGGCAATAAGCGAAGCATCACACCGATGGGCTTCGCCCGGGCTGTGTTCGACGCTAACCACATGCCGGCGCTCGCCGCAGTCCAGACGGCGGAGGTGGCGGCATGAGTAACTACGTCTACCGAGGCAAGGGTGGCGGCGAGCCCACGCCGATTCGCGGGTTCGACCCGTCGGCCTGCGGGATCGCTGCAGGCTACCGCCGGCACCAGAAGCACGGCGTGCCTGCGTGCCAGCCCTGCAAGGACGCGACGGCGGCCTACTCCAGGGAACGCCGCCAGGCCGCACCGGCGGAGTTCCGGCCGGACGCGTGCGGTACGTGGGCGGGCTGGCACCGGCACCGCTACCACGGCATCCCGGCCTGCGACGCGTGCAAGGCGGCGGCCCGTGAGTACCAGGCCCAGTACCGCGCCGCACGACGCGCAGCCCGGGAGGCCGCAAAGTCCGAACGGAGGGCCGCCTGATGGCGCGTATCCGATCAATCAAGCCGGAGATCCGGATGAGCGAAACGGTCAACTCCTGGCCGATCGAGGTCCGCTACTTCTGGATCATGCTCTGGGGCTACGTGGACGACTTCGGGAAGGGCCGGGACAACGCGAAACTGATCGTCGCGGACACCTACCCGCTGGACGATTCCGTCTCCCACGAGGACGTCGCGGGCTGGCTGGGCATCCTGGCGGCCTCGAAAGTGATTCAGCGCTACACGGTGGAAGGCAAGAACTACATCGCTGTAACTAACTGGTCCGAACACCAGCGCCCGTCCCACCCGGCGAAGAGTGTTATCCCCAATCCGCCCCTAGATCCCGCGGATTCCGTGGATGTTCCGGCCTCTCCCGGGAAGGTTTCCGGAACGACTCCGGAGGGCTCCGGTAATCCTCCGGAGGACTTCGCGAAGGTTGCGGTAAATGGCTCCCCTGAGCAGAGAGCAGAGAGCAGTGAGCAGAGAGCAGAAGAGCAGTCCGCGAAGGCGGTCGCCCCGCATGTGATCCCTGCGAACTTTTCCCTGACATTGGACCGGAAGAAGTGGGCCAAGGAGAACGCGCCGGCGGTCCCGGCCGAACGGGAGACGCAGGGGTTCGTCGACTACTGGTCCGGCGAGCAGGGCAAGAAGAAGAACTGGGAAACGACCTGGCGTAACTGGATGCGCCGGAAGCAGACCGAGGCAGAGGCTAAGGGTTGGAAGTCACAAGAGGATCAGAACTCGCTGGTCCCGGCAATGTATGGATGGGCGAACCGATGACACCGGAAGAGTTTGTAATCGGGGCGTGCCTGCTCACCCCGGACAGCGTGAGGTTCGCGTCGTCGATCCTGGACCCGTCGGATTTCCGCTCGACAACCCATGCCCACCTGTTCCGGGCTATCGTGCAGCTCCAACAGGCCGGGGAACCGGTGGAGCCGCTCAGTGTGTGGACGAAGGCGGAGGAGTTGGGCGCCCGCGGCATCGGCGTGGTGGAGCTCCACGAGATGCTGCAGCGGGTCGGATCTGCGGAGTCGATCAGCTATTACGCGGATCAGGTGAAGGAGTCGGCATCACGCCGCCGGCTGGTTCATATCGCCACGAACCTCCTCCGGGAGGCGGGCGACGAGACGCAGCACCCGTCACAGGCGGCGCAGGCGGCCTCTGAGGCGATCAAGAACATTCAGGCTGGAACTTCCCACCGGATGACCACGAAGTCCCTGGAAGAGATCCTGGCCGTCCAGGAAGACCACGACTGGCTGATCCCCGGACTGCTCGAACGCGGGGACCGGCTCATCCTGACCGGCTTCGAGGGCGGCGGCAAAACGACATGGATTCGGCAGATGATCATCTGCATGGCGGCCGGCATCCACCCGACCACAATGAACCACCTTGATAAGCCGCTCCGGGTCCTCGTGGTTGACGCGGAAAACACCGAGGCGCAGTGGCGCTCCCAGGTCCGGGGAATGACGGCGAACGCGGCCAAGTACGGCACGACTGACCCGGCGCCCCTGATCCACATCCATGCGAAGGGCCGGATCGACATCACGAAGGACGCGACCCTCGGCGAGATCCACCGGCTGGTCGATGAGCACCAGCCGGACGTCCTCGCCATCGGCCCGCTCTACAAAATGGTTTCGACCGGCATCAACAACGACCAGGAGGCGGCGCCGCTGATCATGGCGCTCGACTCGCTCCGGGACCGCGGCGTGGCGCTGATCATGGAAGGGCACGCGTCCAAGGGCAACTCCCAGAACGCGACCCGGGACCTCGCCCCGCGTGGCTCCGCGGCGCTGATGGGCTGGCCGGAGTTCGGCTTCGGACTCCACCCGGACCCGACGAACGAGTCCATGACGATCGTGACGAAGTGGCGCGGGGACCGGGAGGCCGGCCGGCAGTGGCCGAAGGAGCTCTGGCGCGGCGGGTACTTCCCCTGGACCGGGGAGACTGTGGCGCCGAACGTCCGGCAGGGCATGAACACCGGGCAACCGGTGAGGTTCTGATGGCGACCGAACGAGACATCCTGGACCTGCTCCTCGCCCGCTACAACACCGAACGGCAGGGCACCATCGCCGACCGTTGGGTCCGGGCCGAACATGTCAGGAGCAGCCAGAGTAGCTATCAGTTCCTCAGCATCGCCGACTTCATCGCCATCGACAAGTACAACAGCAGCCAGGCGATGCATGGTCATGAGGTGAAGGTGTCCCGCTCGGACTGGCTGACCGAACTACGCGACCTGGAGAAGTCGGAGCGGATCAAGCGGTACTGCAATTTCTGGTGGCTAGTCGTCTCTGACGCTTCCATCGTCAAGGACGGGGAACTGCCCGATGGGTGGGGGCTTATGGTCAAGGCAGGCGATAAGCTCCGCACCAGAGTCAAAGCCCCGGCGCTTATGCCGGCGTCGCTGACGCTCGACTTCGTGGCCGGACTAACGGCAGCCGCCCAGCGCACGGCGTACCGGGAACCTCTGCGCCGCGACGCCCGCACCGTCAGTATGTGGGACGAGCGGAATGGCTCCCGCAGGCTTTGCCAAGGATGCGGCCAGCCCGCACCCTGCAACTTGCATCAGCCGCGGGCAAGCGAGGCCGCCGCGTGAGGGTCTGGGAGGTGACGGTCCCGGCGCCGTACGTGAAGCCGGTCCGGAAGCGGAAGACGGGGAAGATGTTCCAGCGCGGCCCGTGGCTGAACTCGAACGACCGGGACCACTGGCGGGTCCTGCATCCCATCCGGGCCGACTGGCGCCGGCTGGCCGCGGAAGCAGCGGCGGCGGCCGGGCTCCCGACCGGCGTGGCCCGGGTGAACATTACCGGGCTCGTGGTGAAGGAGCGCGGCGGGACGTACGACGCGATGAACTTCTACCCCACCGCGAAGGCCGTGGTGGACGGCCTGATCGACCACGGGCTGTGTACGGATGACTCGAACGGGTACGTCCAGGGCCCGTTCCTGGACCCGGGCGGGAAGGGTCCGGCGGCGCTGGTCCTGACGATCCGGGAGATTCCATAACCGGGCGAAGTTTCCCGCACAAATAAGGGAAAATGGTGGAATCTGTGGGAATTATCCGCTAGACTGGTCCCATACCAAAGAAGCCCCCGCGACTGACTCAGAGGTCGCGGGGGCAGGACCGGAAGGATCAGTTCCGATGACAACCACACTATCAAGCCCCCGCCCCGTCGCCTCACCGGAGAAGCTGGAGGCCGCCGTCCTCCGGCGCCAGCTCAGTATTGCGAAGGTCGCCTCCGAACGTGCCGACGCCGACCTCGCCCAAGCAGGCACCGAAGCCGCGCAAGCCCGCGCCCGGTATGAGTCCATCCAGGCCGAGATCCGCGACCACCTCGGGCACGCCGCATGAGTGCCGACCTCACCGCCATCGAAGCCCGGGCAGAAGCCGCCACCGAGGGTCCGTGGGAGTCATACCAAGACCAGATGCGGATCGGGGACGAAGTGATCGAACCCCTGTCGGTCGTAAAGCGAGTCAAGAAGCCGGGCGTCACGGAGATGCACTTCGTGGCCCCGATGGTGAATACCGAGGATGACCAGTCGTTCATCGCTCACGCCCGCACGGACGTCCCCGCCCTCCTCGCCATGGTGCGGGAGCAGGCCGCGAAACTGGCCGCCGTCCGGGAACTTGCCGAGGAATGGGATTCCGAACGTCTCTACGCGATCCTGGAGCCGACCCCGTGAGCCAGCGGATGCCGGACTACGAAGCCCTCCGGGAGTCTCAGGCCCGGGCGCAGGAAGCCGACCGGATCGGCCCCGACCAGGAACGCCCCGACACCTACGAACGCGAGGACCACAAGTGACCGACAAGCTGCATTTCGTGAAAGTCGAACCGGCCGCCCCGGACATGGATGGCTGGAGGGATAGGCCGACGGTGACATTCGAGTGCCGAGGAGATCGGAACAGCAAGTGCCACCAGTACCCGGACTGCGACTGCGAGGGCTGGTGCGAAGGCCACGAACACCCGAGTGTCGCCCATGACGAGTGCTGGATGCAGGGCTGGTTCGACAACGACGGCCACAGCTACGAAGGCCCCGAATCGAATGACATGGACGAATGCGGCGTACCGAGGGACCTCGCGGCGTCAGGGCAGATCGTGGCCCAATACGAGTACGACGGTTATCTGAGCTGGGAGTTCGCCGCGTGAACGCGTATCAGGCGCAGCGCATCCGGTTCGGCATCCTCGCCGCCCGTCACACCCTCGCACGGGAACGGATGACCCCGGACCAGATCGACTACCTCGAAGGGTGCGAAGCCCATGGCTGGATCGTCGGGGACGCCGGGACCATCAAGGCGTTCGACCGGGAATGTCTCCGCCTCCAGTCCGCCGACTTCTGGGCAGGATGGGCCGCATGAGCGGGCCGGGGTTCAAGTGCCCGGAGTGCGGCAGGCTCAGCAGTGAAGGCTGGGAAATTGTCGTCAGCGAGTACAACGTCGCATGGGGAGCAACCTGCAAGCAACATGGCGAATGGCGGGACAGCACATGACCGCCGAGTGTGAGGCGGAGCGCCGCATCACGCAAACCCTGTACGTGATGGAGAACGACTGGGCCGCCGGAACGTTCGACTACGCCAAGATCAAACAGCTACTCACCGGCCGCAACACGGTCCCATGTGAGGGAACCGGAAAGGTATCATTGGATCATGGTTAACTGCGGGGTCTGCACGGGGGAAGCGAACGTCATGGTCTGCCACGCGCACACCGAACAGCTCGAAACGGACCTCCGCGAAGTCGAGTCGATGGTCGAAGCGCTCTGGGCCTCCGCGGCCCGCCTCGACGTCGGGACCGGGTCCGTCGGGTCCTCCGGGCACTCCGCCCCCATGGAACCCACAAACTCCCGGGCGTACGACGCCGGCCGGACCTTGAACGTCATCCTCACCGGCTGGACCGGCATCCTCGGCACCCGCCAGCCGCACGCGGTGAAAGCCGCGACCGTACTGCTCGCACAGATCCGCGAGGTACGGGCGCAGGCATGGGCACCGGACCTCGCCCAGGAACTCCGGGACGCGCTCGGCGACTGCCGGAGTGCGATGGACCGGACCGCGCCGAAGGTGTTCGCCGGTATCTGCCCCGGGCCGGAGGACATGCCGGACTGCAACACCCCCGTCTACACCCCGACCGGGAAGACGGCCGCCCGCTGCGGGACGTGCGGGACCGTGTGGGACGCGACCGAATGGCGGGAACGCGCCGTCACCGCCGCCGGGTACGCCACAGGGACGGCCGCGGAGATCTCCCGTATCCTCTCCGACCCCGTCCGGAACCTCGCCCTCCCCCAGGGCACCATCCGGGTCTGGGCGAACCGGGACAAACTCACCGCCGTCGGGACAACCCCCACCGGCCAGCCGACCTACCTGATCAGCGACGTCCGGGCAGTGTGGGAAGCCCGCCTCGACGTCCTCGCCGAACGACGCGAACAACGACTGGAGAACGCAGCATGAGAGCCGCACTTTGCCGAATCTTTGGACACCACTGGAAACACACGATCACCCACGGGGAAGCCCGCGAGTACATGTGCACCCGATGCGAGGAGCGGAAGGTCATTGTCAACGGCGTGACGCTTTCCCCGGAAGACTCGGCCGAGAAGAGTGCCGAGATGTGGCACTACGCCGAGGGCATCATGTACCTGCTGGACAACGTCGAACCGACATACTCAGCTGGCCGGGAGAAATAGGTGAGGGAATGTGCTGGATAATGAGGGAAAGTGCTGTAACGTAGTAAGTGGATATGTTGCGAGAAGTGGCTAAGAACCCTCCCGCGCACGCAAAGACTTGAGGCCCGGCGGCCCCCATAACGCCGGGCCTCATCTGCAACCACCCACAGGCCGGGCATTCGCTACCTGACGCCGTGGGCATAGATGAGACACACAACCGAAAGGGGCCCTCATCTCCCGCGCAGGGTCAAGCGCAGTGGACAGCCGAGAGGCAGGCCGTGGTCCTCAACAGCTCACCACTCAAATGAGCCGCCCTGCCCCGTCACCCGCTCCGGTGGGTGCGGGTGCACACTTCCCGCTATAAACGGGGGGCGAGCGCGTCGACTGGCGATCGGCGCACCGCTGGACCCCGGGAGACTGCAGAACTCCCGGGGCCTGGCACAAGCAACACAAGCGCGGCCCGAAGGAGTCGGGACTGATCAGGTGCGGTTCGATTCCGCCCTCGCGTACTGGCACGAAAGCACCCCGGTCAAGTTACGTCAACGTACATAGCGGGCTAGCGAGTAGTGCCAACCCATTGAACGCGTCCGCCAAGCAGTGGTGCCGGGCGACGGATATACACGCACCCCGGATGAATGGCTCGGTCAGCAGCCCAAACCGCGGACGCGTTCAACTCAACCAACCAGACACGATAGGCGGTGACGACCCTTGTGCCTCCGGGAAAGACCTACACCCAAGCCCAGAAGGACGCCGCCCTCGCCCTCTACGAAACAGACGGCCCAACCGCTGTAGAGAAACAACTCGGCATCCCCAAGAACACCGTCGCAGGATGGGCCAAACGCTCCGGCGTACGTACGGTACGGAACGAACGCACGCGTAATGCGGTCGAGGCGAAGGTCGTAGACGGCAAGCTCCGGCGTGCAAACATCACGGAGCGGCTGTACGGGCGGGCTGAGAAGATCCTCGATGATCTTGAGGCGCCGACGTTCACAACCATCCTCAAGGGCGAGTATGGGGTCGAGAACGTCAGACAACTGGACTTTGTTCCTCCGGCTGATGTGAAGACGCTTCTCCAGGCTCTTGGTACGGCGTTGACGACTACCGCGAAGCTCGAATCCGTGGACACTGATAACGGCGTAGCCGGCGCCGTGTCGATGTTGGACAAGCTGGTTGAGCAGATAGGGGCCATCAGTGACGACGGCGGTCTCCCCGAAGCAACTGAGGTTCCTGAAGGGCAGTAACGCCCGCGTCAATATCCTTGAGGGTGCGATCCGGTCCGGTAAGACCATCATCGCCCTGTTGCGGTGGCTGATGTTCATTGCGAAGGCCCCGCGTGGCGGTGAGCTGCTGATGATCGGCCGGACCCGCGACTCGGTCTGGCGCAACATGGTCGCACCGTTGCAGAACGTCGACCTGTTCGGGGACCTCGCCGTCCACACGGTCGGCAACTACGGTGCGCCGACGGTGAAGATTCTCGGCCGCGTCGTCCACGTCATGGGCGCCTCTGATGCGAAGGCCGAACGGGTCCTGCGTGGCATGACCGTGGCCGGCGCGCTCGTCGATGAGGTCACGACCATCCCGGAGGAGTTCTTCACCCAACTCCTGGGCCGCATGTCTGTCAAGGGCGCCCAACTGTTCGGCACCACGAACCCGGATAGTCCCGCGCACTGGCTGAAGAAGAAGTTCCTCGACCGGATCGGCGCCAAGAACAACCCGCTCAAGGACTGGACGCGCTGGTCCTTCACCATCGACGACAACCCATCCCTTGAGGCCGAGTATGTCGAGTCGATCAAGAACGAGTTCACCGGGCTCTGGTATAGGCGCTTCATCCTCGGCGAATGGGTGGCCGCTGAGGGCGCCGTCTTCGACTTCTGGAACCCCAACTACCACGACGCCGCCGAGAACCCCGGGCAGGTCATCGCCTGGGAGAAGCTTCCCGTCATGCGCCGCATCTTCGGTGTCGGCATCGACTACGGCACCACCCACGCGACGTCCGCGATCATGCTGGGCATCGGCGAAGACAACCGGCTCTACTTCATCGACGAATGGCGGTACGAAGCCGGCCAGGCGCAGCTCCGCATGACCGACGCTCAGCAGTCGGCCGCGATCCGTTCATGGCTCGCCCTGCCGCACCTGCCTTACCCGTCGACGCTCAAGCCGGAGTGGACCATCGTCGACCCGGCCGCCGCATCGTTCAAGGTCCAGTTGCAGGCCGACGGTGTGGACAACCTCATCAACGCCGACAACGACGTCCTGTACGGCATCCGGACCATGGCGTCGCTGCTGATGGGCGGGAAGCTACTCGTCTCCGACAAGTGTCAGGGCATTATCGGGGAGTTCCCGGGCTATAGCTGGGACCCCGCCGCAACGGCCAAGGGCGAGGACAAGCCGCTGAAGGTAGCGGATGACTCGATCGACCCTGGCCGGTACGTGATCACGACCACTGAAACGAACTGGCGCCCCTACGTGGACCTCGCCGCCTAACCAACCAACTTAGGAGAACCAAATGAGTGACATCCCCGAAGGCTATGAGCCGCAGGAAAACAGCTTCGCCAAGAACCACGCCATGGACGCCCTTGAGGCCGAACTGGAGAAGCAGGGCATCGAACTCTATGAGGACGGCTCCCCGGAGCTGATCGAACTCGCTGACGCCGTGGTGGAGAAGCTGATCGCCGCCGGTGTTGTCATCCCGGAAGACATCAGCAACCCGCACGGACGCTAACCACCCAAGCATTAGGAGGCCATGATGGCATTGCCCGCTAACGGCACAGCATGGCCCCCGGCTGAGCTTGCACCGATCCTCACCAAGTACCGCGAGTACGACTCGTGGACCTCGAACAACCTCGGCGCACTCTCGGAGATCTACGCGAAGGGCGCCGCGAAGCAGGGAGCCTGGCAGCGGCTCCGGACATGGTTCGTCGGGGCGAAGACGGCGGAGCAGGTAGAGAACAACAGCCTGCACGTCTCACTGGCCCAGGGGATCACCCGCACGTCCGCGAACCTGCTCTACAGTGAGCCGGCCGCCGCGACCGTCGAACCCGCCACCGAGGGCGGCGACGTCGCGAAGGTGCAGGCCCGTCTTGACCTGATCGCGGGCCCGGACTTCGCGCAGACCATGATCGCCGGCGCCGAAGTCAGTTCCGGGCTCGGCGGGGTGTTCCTGCGCACCACCTGGGACACCTCCACCCGCGACCATGTTTTCATCTCCAAAGTCGACCCGGACATGGCGTGGCCGGAGTTCCGCTGGGGCCAGCTCGTCGCCGTCACGTTCTGGCAGACCGTCAAGACCGAGAACACCACCATCTGGCGGCACCTCGAACGCCACGAGGTGAACGACCAGGGCATCGGCGTGATCATCCACGGGCTGTACATGGGCACCGCGGACAGCCTCGGCCGCGCCGTCCCGTTCGACGAGCACGAGTCCACGTCCTGGCTTACCCGCCTCGACCCGGGCGCCCTGATCGACGGGAACACCGTCTCGACCCTCACGCAGGGTCTGGGCGCGGTGTACGCACCGAACATCCTCCCCTCCAGTCTGTGGCGGCATGACCCGCTGGGCGCGAACCTCGGCCGGTCCGACCTTGAGGGCATTGAGCAGCAGCTCGACGCCCTCGACGAGCTCTACAGTTCATGGATGCGCGACATCCGGCTCGGAAAGGGCCGCCTGATCGTCCCGGAAGGGATGCTCAAGGATCTGGGCGTAGGCCTCGGCGCAGGGTTCGACATGGACCAGACCATCTTCACCCCGATCAAAGCCGCCCCGTCGAGGGCTGACTCTGAGAAGATGAATATTGAGAACGTCCAGTTCGACATCCGCACCGAGGACTTCCTCGCCGCGATCGACCACTTCCGCCGCATCATCCTCGCCGCCGCCGGCTACTCCCCGAGTACGTTCGGGCTGACCGACGACGGGGCAGCGATGACCGCCACGGAAGTCGCCGCCCGGCAACAGTTGTCCTTCACCACCCGGAAGCGGAAGGTGCTGGGCCTGAAGCCCGCACTGGAGACCATCCTGTCCAAGGCCCTCGCCGTGGACGCTGTCATCTTCCCCCAGGCCGGAGCCGAAGCACTGCCGGTGACGGTGGAGTTCCCGGACGGTGTCCAGGATGATCCGAAGGCGATCGCGGAAACGAACCAGCTCGACTACAACTCCCAGTCCTCCTCCATCGCGGAACGGGTCCGGAAGCGGAATCCTGACTGGGATGACACGAAGGTGGGCGATGAGGTCGCGCTGATCCGTGAGGAGTTCGGCCTCGGCGCACTGGAGGACCCGGCATCGTTCGGGACCGACGGCGCCGGGATCATCCCCCAGCCGTTCCCAACCTCGACCGGATAGGATGCACCCATGGCGATCCGCCCGGACGATGCTGCAGTGCTGGCAAAAGGAATCCGCGAGATCTTTGCGGAGTCCGAAGCCATCCTGCTCGAAAAGATCGCCGGCGCCCTCGCTAAGGGCATGGACGAGCCGGACTGGCTGGAACAGAAGCTCCTCGGAGTCCAGGCGGTCCGGCGCAGCATCGACCAAGTCCTCGCCGACCTCGCTAACGGCATCCCGGGCGCGGTCGAACGGGCCATGGGGCTCGCCTACAACCGCGGGGTAGCCACCGCGGGCGGGGAACTGACCGCGGCGGGCCTGGCCCATAGCGCATTCGGGGAGGTCCAGCCCACCGGCGCCGTCGCGGCCATCGTCTCCGACACGCTGGCACGCATCACCCCCATGCAGTTCCAGATCCGTCGCGCCGTGTCCGACATCTACCAACAGGTCACCACCCAGACAGCCGCGCAGGTCGCGGGCGGCGTCCAGACCCGCCGGGAAGCCTCTAGGTCACTCCTGACCAAGCTCACGAAGAACGGGATCACTGGATTCCGGGACACCGCGGGCAGGCAGTGGGAGATGGGCGCCTACGCAGAGATGGCCGTCCGAACCTCGGCATCGAACGCGATGCTCCAGGGCCACACGGACCGCATTCAAGAGCTCGGCATCGACACCGTCATTGTCTCGAACGCGCCGGAAGAGTGTGACATTTGCCGCCCCTTGGAGGGCAAGGTTCTCTCCCTGTCCGGGAGCACCACCGGCAAGCTCAAAGACGGCGTGAGCGTCCTCATGTCGCTCCGTGAGGCAAAGTCGAAGGGGCTGTATCATCCGAACTGCCGCCACTCCCACAGCATCTACCTTCCCGGCATCACGAAGCCACACAAGGACACCGAGGATGCGGCGGGCCATGCGCTAAGAGTCCAGCAACGCGGATACGAACAGAGCATCCGGGCATCAAAGCGCAAGGTCATCATCGCCGAACAAATCGGCGGGAAGACCTCGCCTGCCTACCTCAAAGAGAAGCGCAAGCTATCCGACCTGCAGTCCGAGTTCGCCGGCTGGCGTGACACGAACGACCGCAAGGACCTCGCCTACCGGACCAACCTCAAGGCCCGCTAGACACACCACCCAATCACCGAAGCACCCGCTAACGCCGGGTGCTTTTTTATTGCCACTTGGAGGGCATCATGACCGCAGCACCCGCAGAAGGAACCGCACCCGCTGGCGAGGCCACAGAGCCTCCCGCAGGAACCCCGGCAACAACTCCCCCGGCAACGCCTCCCGCGGCCACTGAGCCCCCCAAGGCGCCCGAGTGGGACGGCAAGGTCGAATCCCTGCCGGCCGACGCGCAGAAGATCATCGCCGGGCTCCGCAAGGATGCCGGAGACGAACGAGTTGCCGCGAAGACCCTCGCCGCCATCCAGAAGGCACTCAACCCCGAAGCCGGGGACGAGAAGCCCGACCCGGTCAAGCTCGCCAACCAGCTCGCCGAACGCGATGCCGACGCGAAGCAGGCCCGTACCGAACTCGCGGTCTACAAAGCCGCAGCCAAACAGGGCGCCGACGCTGACGCCCTCCTAGATTCCCGCGCCTTCCTGGCGAAGATCGCGGACCTCGACCCTTCCAAGCCCGCCGACATTGACAAGGCGATCAAGGAAGCGGTCACCAGCAACCCCAAGCTCAAAACGGTCCTGGCGGCCAGTGCGAGCAGTGCAAACTTCAGCGGCGGGCCCGCGGAAGGCGCAGTTTCACAGGAACAGTTCAACAAGATGGGCGTCACAGAACGCACCGAACTGTTCAATACCAACCCCGCCCTGTACCGGAAACTCTCCGGACGCTAAACCAGAAGGAGTAAGCCACCATGGCTACTACCACCAGCGCCAACGTCATTGTCCCCGAGGTCTACGAAGACCTCACCCAGGCCGCATTCCTCGGACAGGTCCGTGTCCTCCCGGCCGCCGTCCAGAAGGACACCCTCGTCGGCGTCCCCGGCGACACGGTCCACTTCCCGAAGTGGAACACTCTCGGCGAGCTCGACGACCTGACCGAGAACGTCGCGATGACTACGGAAGCCCTCGGGCAGACCGAGTCGACCGCGACGATCAAGGAAGCCGGCAAGGCTGTCGAGATCACCGACAACGCATCCCTGAACGGCCTCGGCGATCCGCAGTCCGAGGCGATCCGCCAGTTCGGCATCCTCGTGGCCCGCAAGATCGACTCCGACCTGATCGCCGCGGCCACCGCTGCGGGCGGCCTGACCGCGCCCCTGGCTGCTGTCACGGGCATCTCGTGGGCCGAGGTTGTCGGCGGCATCTCCAAGTTCGGCGACGAGTGGGAGCCTTCCGAGTTCTCGGGTCTTTACATCCGGTCCGAACTGTTCGCCGCGATCATGAAGGACAGCCAGTTCCTGTCCGCCCATGACGGCAACGCCGGGAACACGGTCATCCAGTCGGGCCGCGTCGGCACCATCGGCGGCGTCCCGGTCATCCTGACCAACCGCCTCGCCACCGCCGCGCCGGCTGTGCTGATCAAGAATGGCGCCCTCGGCGCCCTCTACAAGCGCCGCCCGATCGTTGAGCAGGACCGCGACATCCTGAAGCGCACGAACGTCATCACGACGAACGTGCACTACGCGGTGAAGCGCCTGAACGACAAGGGCGTCGTGACGTTCAAGGTGGGCGGCTAATGTCCATGCTCCTCCGCCGCTACCACGACAAGGATGAGGCTGAGGTCCTGGACCGTCCGGCCGCGTCGGCGTCGAAGGCTGACTGGGCCGCGTACGCAGTCCAGGAAGGCCACGATGTCGAGGGCCTGAAGAAGGACGACATCGTCGCCCTGTTCGCCGATCCGGCCGACGAGGTCCCCGGAGTCGAGGAAGAAGCCCCCGAGGCTGAAGTCCCGGCCGCTGAGTCCGACACCGAATAACCACCCCACAGGAGGCCTGCAGTGCGTATCTATGCCACCCCCGAGGAACTAACCGAATGGTTGTCCCCCGCCACGGCACCGGCCGACGCTGCGGGCCTCCTGCGGAGTGCTTCCCACCTCGTCCGCTCCGAAACCAAACGCGCCCGGTACGCCACGGACGATGAGGGTTACCCGACCGACACGAAGCTCCGGACCGCGTTCCGGGAGGCGACGTGTGCCCAGGCTGCCTATTGGTCCGCGTCCCAGATCGACCCGGCACTCGGCGCGGCAGGCGTGAAGCCCCTCGCGGCGTCCAAGTCCATCGGCGGCGCGTCCATCGCCTACTCGGTGTATGCGGCCACTGCTGAGGCTCGGGCGAACTCCGCCGGCGCGCTCGGTCCGGACGCGTTCTACATTCTCGAAGACGCCGGGCTCCTGGCCGGGGATGTGGTGCTGCTGTGATCGAGGACTTCGAGGACTTCAAGGAGTTCATTGTCCATGAGGTCACGGTCGAAACGAAGTCCGGGGAAGACTCCTGGGGCAACGTCAACACCACCACCTCGGCCCCAATCCTCGGGTTCCTCGACGACTCCCGTGCGCTCGTGAGATCCGCCACCGGGGATCAGGTCGTGTCCGAGTCGACGTTCTACACCGGCAAGGAACACGCCCACCTGTTCGCCCCCGAGTCGCTGGTCAACCTCCCGGACCGGGTGTCCACCGTGATCCGCTGCAAGGTCGCGGACTCCGGCCCCATGGACCTACCCGACCACATCGCCGTAACCCTGACCTGATGGGCAAGCCGTGGAAGTACAAGCCGAATAAGAACGTCATCGGCGGCGTGAAGAAGGCATCCTCCCGGGGCCTGTCGCTCGCGGCCGAACACATCCTCGGCGTTGCCAGGGACCGGGCCCCAATCGAGGAACACATTCTGGAGGAGTCCGGATTCACCTCCACCGCCGGCGTCCACGCACTCCGGGCCGCCGTGTCGTTCGACACCCCGTACGCGGTGAAGCAGCACGAGGACATGACGCTCAAACACGACGCCGGCCGGTCCGCGAAATACCTGGAGTCCGCGTTCAACTCCGAACAAGACGCCGTCAAGCAGATCATCGCCGCCGAGTTGAGAGGGGAACTGTAGATGGGTTTCACCACGAACCTCCTGACCGGCCTCGCCGAACTCCTGAACGCCGAGAACGTCGGCCGCTGGATACCCCAAGGGGCCGGGCAGTCCTTCGCCGCCACGGACACGGCCATCGCCATCGACTCCCTCGGCGCGTCACCGGACAAGGGCATCGCCCTGACCCTGTACGACGTCGAACACTCCGGTGGCACCGACTCCGTCATGGGCCTGCAATGCCGGGTCCGCGGCAACCCCAAGGACCGGACCGCCGCCAAGGACATCCTCGACCGGATCTTCGACACCCTCCACGACCTGGAGCACGTCACCATCGGCGGGGTCCCGGTCGTCCGGATCTGGTGGCAGTCCGGCGCGAACCTCGGCCCCGACGCCCTCAACAGGCCTGAACACACCGCCAACTACTACCTGCAAATCACTCGCACCGGCACACACCGGGAAGACTAGGAGAACAAAATGACCGAAATCACCCCCGGAACCGTTGGAGACTGGCAGCTTGAGGTTGCCGCGTACACCGACGGCGCCGAACCGACGACCTGGACCCGGGTCAAGGGCATTACCGAGTTCACCCCGCCCGCCGTGGAGAAGAACCTCGAAGACGATTCGTCCTTCGACTCCGACGGCTGGGGCTCGCAGCTCGCGACCGGCCTGGCATGGACCGCGGAGGGCACCGTCAAGCTCCCCCGCGCCTCGCTGACCGCCGACCCGGGCCAGGAGATCCTGCGCACCGCCGGCAACGGCATCGCCGAGGAAGGGTTCGTCCATGTCCGCATCACGGACCGGACGAAGCCGACCGCGGGCCGGACCGGCATCGCTGACGCGTCCTACACGGACAACGGCGGACCGCGCACGGACATCAAGACCGCCGCGTTCAGCCTCGCCGGCCGCGGCGGACTCGAAGACGTCACCATCCCGTAACCCCCTCTACTCCCGGCGCGCAGTTTCCAAGGGCTGCGCGTCGGGGCACCACCTTGGAACCTTGGAACCCCTCACACCTTGGAGCACCACAATGGCTTTGAAAGACCTCCGGGCAGCCCTGAACGGCACCCTCAAACTTCCCATCGGCGGCACCGTCTACGAAGTGCCCCCGATCAGCGCCGAGCTGGGCCTGCAGTTCCAGGACCTCATGGCGATCGCGGCGAAGGCCAAAGAGAAACCCGACTACACCCCCGACGAGGACGACACCGAAGTCCTCAACGACGCGGGCGAAAAGGGACTCTACGAACGCGCCCTCGGGACCGCGCACGACGCGATGATCGCCGACGGCGTCACGTTCGCCGAACTCAAACTCGCGGCCCTGTACGTCATCTTCCATGCCGTCTACGGCGACACCTTCGCGGACGCATATTGGGCGTCCGGGGGAAAAGCACCAGCGCCGAACAGGGCGGAGCGCCGAACGGCGACCCGGACCCGTACGGGCGCGGCCTCTACGACCCCGAAACGGGCCTCTCGGAGTGGTACGACTACCCCGAAGGGCACACCGAAACCGGCGGCCTGACCTGGCCGAAGATCCTCGCGCACTGGCGCCTGATCGAGGCTGACCTGCAGGACGCCGGGATCGACCTTGACTCCGGCATCCTCCGGGAGCGGTCCTGGCGGTGGCTGGCGGTCCGGATTACCGCGCTGCTCGCCAAACCCCCGGGGACCATCACCGAGGACGGCCGGGCGATCCCCTCCACCCGCCTCGGCATGGCCCTGAACCCGCCCGGCCCGCCGCGCAAACGATAACTAAACACAGGAGGCCCCACCGTGGCATTGAATATTGGCGAATTGGTGGGGTATCTGGACCTCGACGCGGGGCCCTTTGAGAAGGGCCTCGGCAAGGCCTTCGACTCGATGGGCTCGAAGAAGTGGCAGGTGGCCGGCGCCGCCGCAGGTGTCGCGGCCGGCACGGCGATCCTCTCCGGGATGCTCTCCTCGATGGAGACCCAGAAGCTGAACAACAAAATGGCCGCCTCCCTCGGCCTGACGAAGACTCAGGCCGCGACCGCAGGCAAAGCGGCGGGCCAGCTCTACGCCGACAACTACGGCGCATCCATGGAGGACGTCACCGGCGCGGTTGAGGGCGTCATGTCCTCCATCAAGGGGATGCGGACCGCCTCGCAGGCCGACATCCAGGCCGTCACCAAAGACGTCCTGAACCTGTCCTCAGCGTTCGAGGTCGACGCCGGACGGGCCGCGCAGGTCGCAGGCCAAATGATCACCTCCGGCATTGCGACGGACGCGACGAACGCCGCGGACCTGCTCGCCGGGACCCTGTCCAAGGTCCCGAAGAACGTCCGCGAAGACATCATGGACGCCGTCGACGAATACTCCCCCTTCATGGCCACCCTCGGCATTAAGGGCGAGGAAGCCATGGGCATCCTCGCGACCTCGTCCGAGAAGGGCATGTACGGGATCGACAAAACCGGGGACGCACTCAAAGAGTTCACCATCCGCTCCACGGACATGTCCAAAGCGACAGGCGGAGCGTACGAAGCCCTCGGCATGAACCAGAAGGACATGTCCGCGAAACTCCTCGCCGGCGGCGACACCGCCAAACAGGCCTTCGGGCAGATCGTCGCCGGGCTGCAGGGCATGGACGACCCAGTCGCCCAGTCCCAGGCGGCCCTCGCCCTGTTCGGCACCCCCCTCGAAGATCTCAGCGTGACCGAGATCCCCAAGTTCCTCGGCGCGATCGACCCGATGGGCGACAAGTTCGATTCCCTCAAGGGCAAAGCCGGGGAGCTCGACACGACCCTCTCGGACGGGGCGTCGAATGGCTGGGCCAAGTTCCAGCGCGCCGGCGAAACGTCACTCGCCAAGATCGGCGAACAGGTCCTCCCGGTCCTGACGCCCATTGTGGAGAAAATGGCCGAATGGGCTCCCATCCTCGGCCCTCTCGTCATCGCCCTGGCCGCGTTCGCCGCAATCATGTGGGTCGTCAACGCCGCCATGGCCGCGAACCCGATCACCTGGATCGTCCTCGGCATCATGCTCCTCATCGCCGCGATCGTGCTGCTCGTCATGAACTGGGGCACGGTCGTGAACTTCCTCACGGTCGTCTGGGGCGGGTTCGTCAACTGGATCAAGTCCGTCATGGACGGGTTCCTCGTCTGGTGGGGCGGCGTCTGGGACGGGTTCCTCGGCTTCCTCTCGGACGCCTGGAACAACGCGAACGCCGGAATCACCGGGTTCATTGACGGGGCCGTCGGGTTCTTCCGCGACCTCCCCGGGAACATCCTCAAAGCCCTCGGCGACCTCGGCAAACTCCTGATCGACGCGGGTAAGAACATCCTCGACGGCTTCCTCAAGGGCCTGGAGAACGGGTTCAACGCCGTGAAGGACTTTGTCGGCGGCATCGGGCAGTGGATCGCGGACAACAAGGGCCCCAAAGCCTACGACCTGCGGCTCCTGATCCCCGCCGGCGGCTGGATCATGGACTCCCTCGAAACGGGCATTAAGGGCGGCCTGCCGTCCCTGCAGCAGACCCTCGGCGGCGTGTCCTCCACGATCGCGGGCGGCATCGACCCGACCCTGTCCGTCGCCGCGGCCGGCACGGCGGGCCTCTCCGGCACCATCCCGCCCGCGGCCACCGCGGCGGGCGGGTTCGTCCAGAACAACACCATCCACGAAGCGGCCAACGCGGACGAGATCGTGCAAAAGGTCTGGTCAAAATTCCAGTTCAAGGCGCAGGAAGCGGGTATCCGTGTCGGAACATAAGAGCGTCATCCTCAACGGTCAGGTCCTTCACGGGGCCGACCAGTTGGGGCGGTGGAAAGTCACCCAGCTCGACGGCTGGAATGATTCCCCGCCGGTCAAATCCCAGGACGTGGCCCGGCCGAACGCTGACGGCGACTTCGACCTGCCGATCAACTACGGGCCCCGGCTGGTGACGATCGGCGGGCGGGTGATCTGCTCCTCCCAGGCGCAGGCGCAGCGGGCGCGGGCCCGGATCACCGGCCTCGTGCAGGGCCTCGTCCGGGTCCAGATCATGGACGAGGGCCTGACGACGTGGGCGGACGTGAAACTCAACGACGCGGTCACGACGAAGCGGACGGGGACGCTGGTCCGGTTCCTGTATCAGCTCCGCGCCCCGGAGCCGCGCCGGTACGGGGACGCGAACCCCTACTCGATCCCGTCCGGCTCTGCCTATACGACGTTGTCCCACCAGGGAAACGCGGTCGGCTACCCGGTCATCAAGGTGTCCGGTTCGTTCCCGGGCGGGTATGTGCTGCAGTCCTCGGCCGGCGCCGAGTACCGGGTCACTACGGCGCTCAACGCCACCCCGCACACGATCGACATGGCCACCGGCCTGCTGGTCCGCAACGGCTCGGTGGTGTCCGGCGGCGTGACCCGCGCCGACCTGTGGCGCATCCAGGGCGCCTCCACGGCGACCGACCTGCGGCTCCAGCCGATCACCACCGGCTCCGGCACGGCGGCCGTGACCCTGCTCAACACCTACATCTAAGGAGCTTCATGGATTCGATTCTCGGCGCCTGTCTCGCGCTTACGGCGCTCTCGCTGATCATCTCGACGCATGCCCTACTGGCCGCCCGGCGTGCCGAGAAGCGGTCCGCGGAGTTCCTGGAGTGGAAGGCCAGCCTGACCACCATCACCAAAGCCCCGCCCGTGAGCATCTTCCCCAACGCCATGCCCTGCGCCGGCTACGGCAGCGGCTACACCATCAACGGCACAGCCTCCCTCGGCTACCCCATCGACAGACCATAAGGAGGCCCCCGTGGCTGCACTGGAGCGGGTCTGGGTCTGTGACACGATCACCGGCGCCCGGCTGAACGTAATCCCGGTGAAGGACTTCACCTGGGGCCGCGGCTTCAACGGCGGGTCTTCCGGGCAGGCGACGATCCCGGTGCTCGATGCCGACGTGAAGGAACTGGATCTGCCCTCCCTGATCGTGGAGCGGTCGAACACGTTCGTCTATGAGGTCGGCGGGACGGTCATCGCCGCCGGTGTCATCGGGGAACCGGACTACGACAAGGACGCCGGGGCCCTGACGGTCCCGCACGCGGACCTCTGGTCGATCCTCGCGGACCGGTGGGCGATCAAGCACGGCGCGGCGAACATCAAGACGGAAAAGCTGGTCTACGGGCCGCTGTCTTTGGGCACCATCGCGAAACGCCTCGTGCAGGAAGCGATCTCCCCGGGCGGCTGGTACGACCTGCCGATTGTGTTTCCGGCTGACGTCGGAGGTTCCGACTCGCGGACGTTCTACGGGTACTCCCTGCAGGAGATCCCGGACGCGCTGAAGGAAGTCATGGAAGCCGTCGGCGGCCCGGACATCGATTTCACCCCCCGCTGGGGGTCCTCCGGCAACCTGGAATGGGTGATGCGGGCCGCGCCCGGGCTCACCTCCGGCGGGGTCTGGGAGTACAACCTGGACGCCCCCAAACAGGAAGCCACGAACGTCCGGGCAAAGTCGGACATGAGCAGGTTCACGAACAACGCCTACGCGATCGGCGAGGGCACGGAGAAGAACACCCTGCTCCGGTCCAACCCGTCCGCGGACCACTCCCGCCCGGCCGCCGAGGGCGCCGCAACGTTCAAGGGCGTCACCAGCTTGGGCGTGTTGGGGGATCTCGCGGCCGAACGGTCCAGGGTCCTGTCCGTACCGACGCGGCAATACTCCATGTCGGTCCTGAAGACCGGGACGGCCGGCATCACGGACCTCGCCCTCGGCGACACGATCAAGCTATACGCCGCGGCCGACCCGTGGCTCCCCAAAGGCTGGTCAACACACCGGCTGATCAAGTTCAGCGGCAGCCTGGCCGCGCCCATCGCCCTCGAATTTCAACCGGCAGGAGCATGACATGGGTTTGATCAACAACCCGAACCAGTCCGACATCCCCGACATCCTCCGCCGGCTGCGGGCCCTGGAGAACGCGGCGCCCATGAACAACGGCGCGGTAGGCCGCGGCGGCTTCGAGGTGTACGACGGCGGCGTCATCACCATCAGCAACGGCGGCCTGTCCGTCACCGGTACGGCCACAATCCTCGGGACGCTGATCGCCTCGGGCATCATCAACTTCACCGGCGTAGTGACGATCTCCGGGCCGCTGACCGTTTCGGGCCTCACCACCGTGACGAACAACCTCGTTGTGGCGTCCGGCGGCAAGATCACGGCGGGCACCATTGAGCTGAACCCGGACGGTTCCGCGAAGTTTGGGACCATGACGATCAGCCCCACGGGGAAGATCACCACCGGGACCGCCGAAATCAATCCGGACGGGTCAGCGAAGTTCGGCAACACGAACATCGACACCGCCGGCAGGGTCAAGGTCGGCTCCTCGATGACCCTGGACCCGACGGTATCCTCCGGCGCTTTGGTCTTCTCCAACGGCGCCCAGGTCTTCACCGACGCGACAACGGTCCAGATGTTCAAGGGCGGCAGCGTCGTGCAGATCGACAGCAGCTCCGCGAAGCTACAAGCGACCGGCGGCTACGTGAACGTTGACAGCGCCGGGGTCCGCCTCGACGGGCCGCTTAGAAACAGCAGCCCCTCGACGATTACCGGAGTCAGCCCGAACCTCTACATGGACGGCAACGGCAACATCAAAAAGATCACCTAGAGGTTGTCGGTGTTGTACTTCGTGCAGAAATTCCGGCTCGCATGTACAGCGACAGCATCCCCGTTGTCCTGCTCAATGTTGGTATCGCCGGCGAGTGCGGCTATCTCCGTGTGGGTCTTCCCCTGAGCGAATAGCTTGCACGCCTGCGCGGCTCCTTGGAGAAGTTCATCATCCGACGGAATCACGCCGTCACGCCAGGCGTTCGGCGATTTCTTGACTCCGGCGAGGAACTTGTCGCGGTTCGTTGGATCGGCGAACTCCGGGGCCAGTGTCGCCGTGGGCGCCGCAACCAGCGGCGCGACCCCCTGAAGGGGAGCGGCTGACGCTTCGGGCGAGGCCTGTGCCGCGCATCCAGTGAGCGCGAGTGCGGCGATTAGTGCAAGTCCCCCAAGTTTTCCCATGCCGTGAGTGTAGCGGACCCACCCCCGAATTAATACATCAAGGCCTCCCCAGGGGGCCTTTTCCCATGCCCAGGAGGCGCACTTGTCCACCATCACAGGCAACGTGAAGGACTTTCGTCCGCAGGCCATCGGCGGCGCCACGCTGGTCTTCACCGCCACGAACCCGGCGGGCACGTCCGGCGGATCACTGCTGATCCCGAAAGAGGTCCGGGTCACGGCGGCGTCCGACGGGTCCTTCAGCGTCGACCTCGCATCCTACGCGTCCACGAACCCGAACACCGCGTACAAGCTGCGCATCGAGTGGGCGAACTCCACCGGGGACTTCACTGTACCCGAGGAAATTCCGTGGCTGGTCGTCGTCACCGGTAATGGCCTGCTGGTTGACATGTTCGCCAACGTTGAGGCGGGGAAGCTGCTCACCAAGGGTGACAAGGGCGACCCGGGCGACTCGGTCATGCAGGCAGCGTTTGATGCGCTCACTGCACGGATGCCGCAGCCGGGCGCGGACTCCAGGTTTGAGGTCACGGACCTCAACAACAAGATCCTGATCGGCACCACAGACGACGGCGGAGTGATCCTTGAGGACGCGCTCATCTATGCCTCTGAGGGCTTCACCATCGAAACCGAAGACGGGTACATCCTCTTTGACGCGGAGGCGCCCGGCACATTCGGGACTACAGCGACGACGGCGGTGGACACGCTGCACGTCGTCCCTATGCTCGGGCAGTCGAATGGCTCCGGACGCGCCCCGCTCACTGGCGGGGAGGTCAAGGACCCGCGCATCTTCCAGTATGGCGCGACCCGTCGCGTCCTTGAGCCCGCGACGATTCCGCTCGACATGCACGACACCGCGTCCGGACTGTCCCCCGCCACGACGTTTGCGCAGAACTATCTGAAGACGCAGCCCGCGAACGTGGGCGTCCTGCTCATCCCCGCAGCGCACGGCGCTACCGGGTTCACGTCCGCCGCGGACACGCTCACATGGACCGTGGGCGCCGCATCGGCGCCCTCCTATGACCTGCCCGCACTTGCGGTGGCCCAGACACTTGAGGCTATCGAGGCCGCAAGGGCGGCGGGCTACACGGTTATCCCCAAGGTCATCCTGTGGCACCAGGGCGAGAACAACAGTGGCATGTCACAGAGTAGCTATGAGGGCCTGCTGGACGGCCTCATTTCGTACCTGCGGACCTCGCTCGGCTGGCCTCAGATCCCGTTCGTTGCGGGGCAGATGTCCCTCGCCGGGATCGACATCACGCCCGGGCGCCCCAACATCGACAAAGCCCACAGCGGCACCCCGGCCCGTGTCGCGTACACAGGCTTTGCCCCATCCCTGCGCGGGGCCACGAACGACGGCGACACGACCCACTTCAACAAGGTCGGCGTTGAGTACCTCGGCAAGACGTACCTCGCGGGCTACTGGCAGGCGGTCGGGAACGCACTCACGGCAGCCCCGCAGCCGCCGTCCAACGTGTCCGCAACCAAGTCCGGGACGACGGTAACAGTCCAGTGGTCCGGAGCTCCCGCGTCACTGGCCAAGTCTGAGACGTTCGACCTTGTCACTGACTCAGCCGCCTACAACTGGACCGCGCCGCAGTCGCACGCCACCGGCTACCGGGTGGAGACGAAGACCGGCGCCGGCGCGTGGGCCACAGCCGCCCGCGCATGGGGAATGGCCCTGTCCGAAACCGTCACCGTCCTCGCCGGAACCACCCAGGTCCGGGTCACCGCACTCAACGGCGTCGCCGAATCCGCGCCCGTCACCGTCACCGCCATAGGAGCGTAAATGCGACTCATCGTGAAATCCCGTGCCAATACCAGCCTCCTGAAGCGTGCCCAGCAGCCCGGGTTCTTCGACAACTTCGACCGGCCCGCCGGCCAGGCGCTCGGCCTCACGTCGGGTGAGGGGAAGGCATGGCGGTACGAATCGACCGGCGTAACCCCGACCTGGCGCACCAGCTCCGGCGGCGCTGCGGTCAACGTCTCCGGCGACTCCCGCAACGTCGCATGGGTTGATGCCCTCGCCACTAACGGCAAGCTCGGCGTCACCGCCGCCTCGCTCGGCTCCTACCGGGTCGGCGGACTCGTCGCACGGTATCAGGACATCCAGAACCACCTGTTCGTGTTCCAGGCGTCCGACACTGCCGGGCTCGCCATCTACAAGCGTGTCGCCGGTACGGCCACGAAGATCGGCGACTCCTCTTACATCCCCGCGAACGGGGATGTGTACGAGCTGGAACTGAACGGCTCCAACATCATCCTCCGCGTCAACGGCTCCACGAAGACCACCGCGACTGAAACCACGTTCCTCGGCGAAACCCGCATGGGCCTCCTCGGAACATCCTCGGCCTTCTCCATGGGCTGGGACAACATCAGCTTCACCCCGACCGCCTAGGAGGCCCCCCTTGAGCAACATCACCTATGAGTGGGTCCGCGGGCAGATCCTCGTCGCCCGGACTGACGGCGGCGACGCTGACACTGAACCGGATCTTATTCCGGCTCAGGGCGCCGTCCGATTTGTGGCGTCCGTGCCTTACCTTCCCGTTCCGGTCGGTTCACCGAACCCCGTCACCGTCCTCCCGGAGGACCGTGTGGCCGTGTTCGATGCGGCCGGCTTCCTAGCCACCCCGGAAGAGGGCACCACGGCTGCCGCCTACCAGGGCATGCGGCTGGAGACGAGCGACGACCCGGACGTGTCTGTGCAGGGCTGGACGTGGAATGTGGTCTACAACATCACAAACAGCAGCAAGAAGATCGAGTCGCACAACTTCGTGCTGAACGCCGGACAGCCGGTGGACCTCAGCACGGTCGTGAAGGTCCCGTCCTCGACAGGGATCGGAACGGAGCAGGCTGAGGCTCTTGCAGCTTCGGCTCAGGCTGCTGCGGTCAGCGCGGCGCAGGACGCCGCCACAGCCGCGCAGGCAGCCGTGGACGCCGCCGATGCCGCGCAGGTCACGGACGCGAATATCAGCGCCCTCGTGGGCAACCCCGCCACGGACACTGCGGACGCAGTGACCGCGCTCGTTGACGCCGCAGCAGCGGACAAACTCAACGTTGACGACGCGGTAGGCATCTACCAGTCACAGGCATCCCTTGACGCCGCGGCAGCCGCGAAGGTCGGCACGGGCGGGACCTCGCTGAACGGCGCCGTCAAGGCCATTGCGGATACCTCCGCTGCTACCGCAGCGGCCCCGAAGCTGGACGCCTCCACTGCGGCAACGACCTACGCGGCCAAGAGTGTCGAGACGAGCAAACTGGACGCCTCCCAGAAGGGCGCCGCATCCGGCGTCGCAAGCCTTGATGCCGGGTCCAGGGTCCCGCTCGCACAAGTGCCCGACCTGTCATCCCGCCACGCGCCGCTATGGACGCCTAGCACCGCATACACGGCGGGCCAGGCAGTCGTCAACCCGTCCGGCGACCTCGTCACGGCAAAGGCGGCATTCACTTCGGGCGCAACCTACTCCGCCGCTAACTGGAATCTGTCAGCGTCATTCGTGCAATGGATCGCCGGACATATAGGCATTGAGAAGTCCAACCCCGTCAACGCCAGGTTCTACATCGGCTCGGGCACGGGCAGCCTCACCGACGTCCCCACAATGGGCATCAAGGTAAAGATCGACTCCCCAACAGACGGGACCGGCCGGGCGCCTGACGGCATCCAGAGCAACGTGAACCTGCTCAACGGCGCACAAGACGGCGCGTCCCGGGCCATGATCGCACGCCTCGACTTCGGAGACGCGGGCAGCAGCAACAGCGGCGCCGGCGTCGCCTTGTGGGCTGACGCCTGGATCACTTCGGCATCAAACCGGAACGCCTGGGGCGGGAATATCTATTTCTCGATCAAGCCGGGCGTAGCCTACGCAAAGACCCCCATCGGGCTGGAAGTCGGCGGCGAGAGTTACGGCACCGTCGAAACCAACGGCGGCGGGCTGCACATCGTCGGCAAGTCCACAGGTTCGAAGATGGCATTCGGCCTGATGATCAGTTCGGACCCGGTC